CCATACCTTTGTGACACCATTACCTGTTTCGCCTCTGTTAAGGCGGATGATGTTGTCTTCGATGCGCATGTCTACTACATCAACTGTAGCAGATGTACCAGTGACCGTAAGATTGCCGTCGATCAGTACGTTACGTGTAGAAACGTAAACGTCACTGGTCTTTGGTGTCTTTATCTTATAGTCACCGTTGGTCTGGATTACCTGACTCATTCTTGGTTCCTAAATTAGATCTTTGTTAATTGTAGATATGTTACTGTTGAATCATCTACAACTGCCCATGTATAACGATTGCCTTGGAAGTCGTGTGCTGTTCTGTTGTACAATCTCTTGATTGTGATAGCAGCACCTGATCCGTTACTGTATCCGATGATTGACATTTGATTAGCTGTTAGTGCTGGTGCTAGTGCGTCAACTAGTTGACATACACCTGTGTTACCTGTACCATCAGCAGCATCGTTTACTTTGAACTTCTGTGATGAACGCTGAGCTAAGATGATACCTGCTTCAGATATTGTATTTGAGCCAACTTTACAGTTAACTGTGATTGTTGTTCCTGGTCCTACTAGACCAAAATATTTCTTTTTTACTGGACGTCCCATGGTTTTCTCCTTTATTTGACGTTCTAGGTCTACGCGGTGGGAGCCGCATAAGTCTTCTCTAGATACTTTATTTATCTACGGCTTAGTATTGCCATCAACATGACTTTTTCAGCGTTGTTGACTACATTTTCTATATTTTTTAATTCTTGTTCAGCAAGCTCAACGTATCTGCGCTGCTTGGTTTGTCTGTAATGAACCAGTGCTATGCTGTATTGTTGTATGTGATATTCTATAGTGTGTTCTAATTTGTTTACATCGTGCGTAAACATAGGAAATTTCTTACGCCATTTATTACATTGTTGGCGTACTTCCTTGAAGTCTTTTTCGCCTGTTATCTCCATACACAGATATTTAAGACAAAAAGAAAGGCCCCGTAGGGCCTTTCGAACAGATAAATCTGTTTGTTTTGATTACTTGAAGCTTACGCTTGTATCAGTGATTTCAACACGAGCCAAGTAGTCAGCAGCATTACCAAGAGATGATGCAGTGTTTGACAACTCTACATAACCATATCTTGTCATGAAGCTTACGACTGGTTCGAATGTTGATGGATCTAGCACAACACCGCTTGACATCAATGGGATGTATGGGCAGTAGAATGCTGGAGCATCTGATTCGCTTGAGCCTTTGTAGCCAACTAGCACAGGTGCGTTGTTAGCAGCATAAGCATCAACATAAACCTTCATAGCACTGTTCAATGTACCAACAAACTTAGTGTTTGTAGGTGCTTCGAATGTACCTTCTGTTGTTCTTGCGAACGCAGAAGTTGTAGCACTTTGAAGAATTGTAAGCGCAAATGGGCTTACCACAGCGTAGTTACCAGCACCACGACGTGTACGTTGTGCGATCAAGTTTGCTTGACGATTGATTAGAACAGCTAAAGCAGCGTGTTCGTCACCAACGAATGTAGCAGTACCTGATACAGCAGTTTGGTCATAAGTTTCTGAACCTGTACCTGCTAGGTTACGTAAAGAACCTAACACTTCTTGGTCAATTTCAGCTGTAATTTCTTGTGCCAAAGCAGCCATGATTTCTGCTTCGATGTCAATGCCTTGTTGGGCTTGTGCATCTTGAGCAGCTTCAAAAGTCCAACGAGCTGACAATTTACGTGTCTTAGCTTCGACGGTCTGTTTCAAGATCTGGATGCTTAGACGCTTACCAGCACTACCTTCTAGGGTAGCAGTAGTACCGCCGGAAGCCGCTGTGCTGGTTGAACCAGCTGCGTTACCAGAGTATGAAGCAGCAATTTTGAATGGGCTTAGTGCTTCGTCACCAGCTGTAGCTCCACCTGCTGTGTCAGCATAGCGAACACGTAGGGTATGGATTTGACCAACTGGTCCAGTCATTGGTTGTACGCCAACCAATTCATTAGCAATGACCGTAGGCATTACACGTCTAATCACTGGAAGGATTACACGATTTAGTGTTGCAACGTTACCGGCAGAAGTAGCACCAGCAGTGGCACTCTCCGACAAATACTTACGGGTATTTTCAAGAGTTGTGGCCATTACTGAACGACGAGTTCCTTGAAGGCCTTCTAATAGTGCCTCTTTGGTTTCCTGCCAGCGTGACTCTAATAGTTCTGACATTATTGTTCTCCTTAAACTTTAAGTCCCGCGAGCTTGCGGATTGTAAAAATTTCAGCAGTTTTTTCCCCACTGCTGATTGATTGTGCCTCTTTATTGCCTGTGACTTCAGTGCCTTCTGTTAGTGCCTTCTTCTTAGGAGCCTCGCCGGCCATTACAGCTGGGAGATATTTGTCAAATGCACCACGCAGTTTGTCAGTTGAAACGGATTCCAACAACTCTTTCATAACCGTTTTCTTTTCTCCGGCTAGTGGGTTTAACAATTCGCTCATAATTTCTTTGCGATTTGCTACATCTTTAGCGATGCGTATTTCGCGGTCCTTGCTTTCAACAAGGGATTTTTTCTCTTCAATAGCTTTAGCAGCTTCTGCGAGAGCAGTTTCTTTTTCTGCGATGACTTTCATCAACTTAGAAGTTTCACTTTTCTCGTTTAAGTGGCTAGAAGCATATTCGCTAGCAAAGGATTCAAAAATCCTACGACCAAAGTCGTTTCTGCGAGCAGCTTCAATATCTTCTTTCAACTGGCCCATTTCAGCTGTTAGCTTACGTGTTACAGTTGCTTCAACAACGTTAGTTGCTTTAGCAATGAAATTAGACTTGACTTCATCAAATTTTGCTTTTGCTTCACGAACAAGTTTGACTTTTGTTTCAGCTAGGTCTTTCTTGTCAGTGTGGAATTCTGCGATTTCTTTAGCTAGAGCGTTTACAATGAAACCTTCTAGTTTAGCAAAATTTTCTGCTACAGATTTACGATCTGCGTGTAGTTCTGAAAGTTCGTTTGCTAATCTAGAAAGCACGAAGCTCTCCATTTTCTTAGCATCGTCTTTCATTTTCTTAGCATACTTGGCTTTAGCTTCGATTAACGCATTGCGATCTTCAGCAAGTTCTTCAAGCTCGGCTTGTAGTCTTTCTGAGATCATGCGATCAACTGCTTCAACCATAACGCCTTTGTCATGCTCATATTTCTGAGCAAACTCTTCACGTAGTTCAGCTGTGACTTGATCACGGTTTTCTTGAATTCTGCCTTGCCAAGCAGATTCAATTTCCGATTTGAGTTCTTCGGAAATCACATTTGTTTCAAAAAGTTGTTTTACTATGTCTAGCATGTGATTCTCCTACTTGTTATTTGAGTTTCCCGATGATGCGCATCAGGTTCTCTGCTATGTATTTCTGTGCCTTTGGATCGCCTTGAACTTCTTGTGCTATATTAAATGCCTTAAGTCCACCTACTGTATTCATTAGATGTTCATAAACTGGTGTTGGATAAGCGCCTGGTGCGCTTGGTTGAGCAACGATGTCAACAGTAATGATTTCAAAATCAGAAACTTTACCGCTGCCATCTTCTGAAACGTTACCGGAACCCCTGCTTGATACGCCTAGTTTAACTCCGTTCTCCAACATGGTTTGTATTAACTGTCCCATAGGAGTTGGAAGTAATTTTAATTTACCGTATCCATTTGGACCGTCCATCCACATTTTCGTAATCATGTGGCTGACTCGATCCAAATTAATGCGTAGGTCCGCAGGATGATCAACTTCTCCTAGCACTGAGTATCCGCCGGCAATCTGCTCATTGACAGTTTTGACAGCCCGACTAATTTCAGAAGAGGGGTAAACTCTCTGATTCTGGTTTCTGATATCGCCTTGGATACAGATACCATTCAGATGTAGAGTCTTCTTGTCCCCTTCCTCGGAACTTTCAAGAACCAATTGCGCTTGGTCGAAACTCAGGTTTTCTCTAAGATAGTTTTTCACCTAAAGGGCTCCGATTACTTCTTACCGCGGAAAAGACTTTGTGTGTTCTGTTCGCCACGTTGGCCGCCCATCTCACCTGTACGTGCTCCAGCCATTTCGCCAGATGCTCCGCCTTTCTTCTCTGCTCCGTGTCCTGGCTCTTTGTGTGTAAATGCTGTCTTACCAGCCTTACCGCCTGGAACGTTGATGTTACCAAAATTTTCTTCTTTTGTTGATGGGTTAGCTAGTCCGCCTTTTGTGCTTGCGCTTTCTGGCTCAACTCCGCCTTTAGCGATGTTAGCAGTTGTGCCGCCCATGTCGTTCTTACCAGCTACTGGGCTCTTCATGTTTTGTTCACCACGTTGGCCACCCATTTCGCCTGTACCTGCGCCAGCCATCTTACCTGATGGTGTGCTTTTCTTTTCAGCGCCATGACCGTCGGAAACACGTTCTACGTATTCACGCACTGTGCTTAGATCTTCTACTTGATCCATGCCAAATGAGTCACCTATTTCTTCTTCGCCACCCATTTCGTGGTCGCCGTGGATGCCAGGCATTTCTTCTTCTTCATGCTCTTCACCTTGTAGGAACTGGTCAAAAGCAGCTTGTAGTTCGTCGATAGCGTGTGTTAGGTCTTGTACGTCGCCCTTAGTTGCTGGCTCGCCTTCGCCTTCTTCGCCTTCTTCTTCACCACCAAATTCGTGTTCTTCGCCTTCTTCGCCTTCTTCATCATCGGCTTCAATATCGCCCATCATGTCGTCGGTTTCGTCACCGGCTTCGTCAACTACATCAAAAGACTCGTCCATGTCGTCTTCGTCGTCCATTGACTCATCAACTTCTTCATCTGTTGATTCTTCGTCTAATTCGCTTTCGATTAGGTTTTCGTAGATTTCACGTGATTTTTCTACTACGTATTCGTGGAAAATGTCCTCAGCTTTTGCTGTGTCATTGTTTACTAGAGATTCTAACATCTCAGCAATTTTGTTCTTATCTGCCATTTTGATTCCTCCTGAAATTGTGTTAGGCTGTCGAATATATTTACTACTAATATAATATTTGGGTATTAAATGGTGCTTTTTTGATCAATTACGATTATTTAAATATCGCTCCAGGAAAATCCTGATCTAACTGTTCAAAACTTATCTGTCTTAGATTTGTTGATATATCGCCTATATTTGCTGGTATAAAGGCGCCCGGCTCTGCTACTCTGCTAAAGATTATTTTAGGATTTTCTCGTATCACACGCTCAGTCTGCTGGCTCCAATTGCCAAAATAAGTAGCTGGTTCTGAACTGCGTCTATAGTTTGGTGTGTCAGCATACACATTGTTAAACTGTTCACCTATGCCCTGGAAATCAAATCCTATAAAGTATATGCTAGTATGCTGATGTAGTGTAGCCATCCATAGTGCTGTAGGTCCAGAACTCCATCCTTTATGCGGATTAAAGAAGTTAACACCCTGCTCGTTTAGAACATCTTTGTTGGGGTTTGTCCATAGCTGATGCTTTAAATGCCAGCCTGTAGCTACGATTTCTCGTACCATTTTAACATCTACTGCTATTAGATAATCAGGCTCAAACTCTCTATAAAGCCCGTTACAGCCGTATACAGTACCGTATTTTTTAAGCTCATCAAGATTCGCTCGCAGCCTGCTGCGACCATTTCCTAATACAAAAGCTATATTTTTATGCTGCGGGTTCTTCGGCGCCGGCTGGTGGTAGTCCATACATCTGCTGTATAAATTCTAGCTCCACAGCTTGCTCGAATTGGTGAGCTTCACTTTGCTTACGCAATTGATTGATCTGCTTGAGAGTCAAGGTGATTTTTCTCGTATCGTCGGGTTTAATGACGTTCGAGTCTCTTTTGTTTTCGTAGCGTTTGTCATCAACGTACTCGTTGTTCTGATCGCTGAAATAAAAGAATTCGTAAAGTTTCATCTTGTATTTATTAGATCGTCTGCGGAGATGCGACCGGCGCTGCTCCTGCGGCATTACCGTTCATAGCTGGTTCTGGTGGAGGTGCTGTTTCTGCGCCGTCTGCTGCTTGTGCTGCCATATCGTCTGGAGCTTCTGCTGTTTGTGCGTCTAGGTCTCCTGAAATACCATCTGGAGTCACTCCAACACCACGCATCTGTGCGGCAGCGTTCATAGCAGCAGCAATCTGCATGCCATTCTCTTCTTTCCACATGCGTTCGTTGTCTGTGATCTCTTCTTGGCTTAGACCTAAGAAACGTTTTAGAGCAAATCGTTTGCTCATAAACGGAACTTCTTGTAGTGCTGCGAATGTCTGTACACGAGCATTGTCTAGTTCAGACTGGCGATAAGCAGCAAAGTTTTGTGGAGGATTAAACTTGAGTTCAAATAATGTGTTGTCGATGTTGATGCCATTATCAATCAACCAATTCTTGAATTCAATGTCAAACTCTCCAACCATAAGTGTTTGGAGTCTTTCGCAGTATTTGTTAAAGCGTAGTTCTTGGATGTATGCTGTACCTACCTTACCATCAGTGAAAGCAGCTTGGCTATCATCAGGCATAGTAGGCAAGTAGCTACTAGGAATGCGTAGAGCCCTAAACAGCTTATTAGTAAAATATCTAAGATCATCAATCTCGCCTAGGTTTGTACCGCCTGGCAGTGTGTCGACTTTAGATCCACGACCTTCTGCTGTCTGCGGGAAGAAATAGTCTTCTGATATGCTCAATGGGTTATAGCTTGAATCAATAACAGAGTTACCACCGCCTGCTTGGCTAGGTATGCGTCTTTGATTGATTTCATTTTTAACACGCTCAACGAACGCCATAGCCATGTGTGCTGGCATGTTACCTACGTCAACGTAGAAAATACGTCTTTCTGGAGCACGTTGGATACGATAGATAATAATCGCATCTTCTAGCAGTTCTTTCTGCTTGTAAACTTTAAACACAGCTTCTAGCAAGCTGTTACCAAATGGATAGTTATTGTCTAGCCCTTCGCTTAAACTAACGTGTACAACGTGTTTAGCGTCAACTGCGATTTCATTTTGTGCTGTAGAGAATCTGCTGCCAGTCTGCTGTGGAGCAGCACCAACCATACCTCTTGCTAGCGCACCACCAGATACATAGCTGGATGTACCAGCTGGAGTATTCTGTACATTGGGATTGATTGTAGTTGCTACTAGATTGCGGAAATTTAAGTTAAAGTCACGGATAACATACTGCTCCGGTGCTTTACCTTCTGATTCATTAACGATGATCTTTGTAACTTTACCTGGATCAACATAAAACATTTTTTTAGTTTCTGGATCACGGATAAAGAAACAGTCTCCGTATTTGAAGATGTTGCGCACGATACGGAACAGTCTAGTATCAAATTGATTTTGTCTGTACCACTTCTGTAATCCGTCTTTGAGCAGCTTGACTTCTGTAGAAGTAGGCTGACCTTTAAACAAGAAATGGAACCCAGTGTGATTGTCTTTGTTAGTCTGAGAGCAGAATTCTGCTAGGATGTCTAGGGCAGCATTAACTTCGCTGTCCATGTCCATAGTGTCATACTGTAAGTAACGCTCAACACGATTTGGTGTGCCTGCGTAGACATCTGGTAGATAGGAACTGTAATTGGCCTTAGCAGGGCCAGGACGCGAACCGTTGCCCAAAGGACTGAATGTTCCTTGTTGCGCTCCTGTTGCTACAGGTGTAAAATATTTTTTCCAGCTCACTATTATCTCCGATTATGCTCTTTGTGGCAGTTTAGCTCTGCCTTGAGCATCTATTTTATTCTTAACAGTTGATATCTCTTCTCTAGCCATAGAAATAAGGAAGGACACATTAGTATTTAAACTAGAAATCAATTCTGTGACCATTATCTGATCCTTAGTCTTAACCAGATCCGACATCTGTGACGGTGTTATAACCGCTTCTGTTCCGTGTAGTGTTACAGGAGTCCCACTTCCAAACTCGCCAAACATTTTTCCATACACGCCTAATGTTCCTGTCCTTAATTGAGGTTGATTTTCTTTTTTAATCTCCCCAGTTAACGGTTGATACGTATTCGGGTTAATTTCAACGCTCTCGCCTCTAGTATATCCTTTTCCAGAAAATAGTCTAACGATAAGCGGATTTGCTCCTCCCCAGAAACCTCTACCTTGTGAATACCCTACTAAATCTCCTGCTTTAACTTCTTTACCAACTAGATCTTTAAAGATAGCTAAAGATTTTTGTGAAAGATTAGAAAATCTAGTCGTTATCCCTTTACTAGGATCTGTAGGATCAGGAGAAAATATTTCTACAGCTAGACCAGAAGAATTAAATTCGTCTCCTGATATATTTGATTTACCTGCTGTGATTACTGTACCAGTTGTAGACGCATATACTGGTTCTTCGTTATCAGTAGCTAGTTGCTTATATTGATATCGATCAATTAATTTGTTTAATCTAGGATCCCAATTTTGTCCTATGTAATTAAAATCTCCAGCTGGTTTGTAAGGTGTTCTAAACGGGTCATAAAATCTAAATCCTGCTTTGTCAGCTTGTTCTACTACAGGTGCTGCTATTTTTAATTCCGATGCTAAATTACCCGGAGTTGTAGGTGTAGGGCTGTTTACATACGCACTACCGGCAGCAGCTTTAGCTTCTTCAGGTCCTTTACCAGCAAGAGCAGCATTTTTCTTTAATCTATTTCTTGCTGCTGCAGCTTCTTCAGCTTTTCCTGCTTCGTATGCTTTTTGCCAGCTTTTACTAATCCATCCTCTTAAAGTTCCTCCAGCAAAAGATTGTACCTGTATAGATACTAACTCAAATGCTGAGGTCATCATAGCTTTAATTCGTTGTTGCCCGTACGGATCGTTAAGATTTTCAAAAAATCCTTTAGTCCATTTCATTCCATCTAACGCTAATTTACTTAGATAAGTTCCAAAATTTTTCATATCGGCTCTAAAATCTTCGTCTTGTAAATATTCGCTCAAGGTTTTCATTTCAGGTATTACAATTCCTAAAAATGTTTTCCTTAAAACTCTTATGCCTGATTCAAACGTATCTAGTAATTTTGTTAATGATTCGTATTTCTTTTGTTCTTTAGCAGCAGTATCATAAGCATCGCCGTACATGTCTTCCGACTGTTCATTTATTTTTCCAAATCTCAACATGCTCATTATGCCTTGTTTCATGCCGTGACCTAAAATTTCCTGACCATCTGCTGTTGATCCTATGATTGTATACCAATCTCTATTACCTCGAACTGTCTTGTTTAAAGAACTTTGTGTATCGATATAAAATTTTCGTTGGCCGGCAGCATATTCATTTTCTTTAACATTATGGTCTAATGCTCTTTTGAGATCTTTTTCATTAATAGCCTGATAATCTCTAGCAAATAGATAGATGTTGTTTGCGCCTTGGCTTATAGGATATTGATTTAACACTCTAGCTTTTTCTAATTCAGCACCGTCTTTGCCAAATATCGCAGTTTGCATATCTAGTCTCATTTTCAACTTGCGTTGTTCTTGAGGATCTAAGGTAGCTAACTTTCTCTGATAAGCAATATCTTGCATCGCTATGGCTTCTTCATTATCAAGAGTCTGTTGATCCATACCTGTTAATTTCAAAATTCTATCGTAATTTGTAGCATAGATTTTAAAAGATTCAGCCATTTCGTTGTTAAATTTTATATCTCTACCTTTGCCATACTGCGTAGTCGTCAACCATTTAGCAAACATACTGCCTACAGCATCTGAACTCATACCTAGTTGTAGTAGCTGAGAACCAACTCCGTCAGCACTACTATACAACATGTCCATGCCTTTTGAAAACAATTCAGCACCGGCTGTAGCATTACCACCTAGTACTGCTAGATCTTTAACATTTGATATTATTACATTAGCAAACTGGTCGATGTCCATTCCTGCGTTAGCTGCTGACATTCTTAGATTAACCAAACTGTTACCAAAGCTAGCCCCGACGGCTGATGTTTTCTTTAAGGTGTCATTCCACCCTTCTAGAATCTGTATTCCTGCTAGTAATATGTCTCCAAACGACCCTAAAAGTTTGCCTACAAACGGGATATTTTTAATTAGATTATCATTTACTGCGGTTCCATACGCACTTAGTTTAGTCTCTCCATCGGCCATCAACTTAGCCATGTCGCTAGTAGCTTTAGCTGCTCCTCCGATAAACTGTCCTAGTTTTTGTACAGCATCTGATAAGCCTTTAGCGGCTGCTACTACCGGATTAAATTCTGCCGCAAAATCTATTGCTGCGTCCTTAGCATCGTTATTAGAATTACTTTGAGATTTTTCAAGTTTATGTACAGCCGCTAGGAGTTCATTTAAAGTAGATTCTGAAATAGCATTAACAATAACAGCGTTATCGGAAATAATTTCTACAGTTGTTTTAGCCATTATAGTACATTACTCGTTTGTGATTGTAGAATATTAAGATGATTTCTATGTAGATCTACTTTGTCTCTAGTTAACTGCGCTAGTGTAGCTAGATTAGCATTAAGATTGTTAACTAATTCTGATAATGATATATCGCCACCTGTTTTTAATATATTTGCTACTTGTTCTGGTGTTCCTACAAATTCGTTTCCGTGTAGAACAGCATTAGTTCCAGTACCAAATTCTCCAAATAGTTTTCCATATACACCTAAAGTACCAGTACTGAATTTTTGTCCTGGAGGTTGCTGCGGTTGTTCTCCTTCTTTATCAAATCCTTTGTTAAACACAGAGGCGCCAACTTGTACACCTCCTCTTTTCATGATGTTATTTTTCCACTCTATGCTAGTTCCAGGACCATACGCTCTTGGATCAGCAGCAGAAAAATCTGTTTGTTGTCGATTAACTTTTGGCAGATAATCCATAGCTGCCCCTTCGATCGTCTGCTGCCTTTGTGCTCCAGGTCCTCGGACAAAATTCACACTAGGTTCGTGATTGTTAGCTTTTGTGCCTGTTACTGCTTGGAATGCGTTATCTGCGTATAATGCTTCTTTAATGCTGTTTTTGCCGCCGAGATTCCTAGCTCTATTAAGTATTGATCCTAAAACCAGTGCTGTTTCTTTAGGATCGCGGCCCGCTTCAGCATGTGTAGCTCTCATTAATAGAGAATATTCTGAGTCAGTAATTTCTCTGCCAAGATATTTTTCAATTGCTGCTTTCGCATTAGCTGATTTTTCTGTAGCAGCTACTGGAGTTATGTCTTCATCTTTAGGTAATCTGGTGCCTAATTCAGGAACCGTATTTCCCATATCTCTTTTTGTTCTTAATGCCTCGTATGCTTTATCTTGCTCTTCTTGAGTAGCTCCAAATCCAAAAAGTTCTTTGATAGCAAACCCTAGAGCAGTCCCCATATAATCAAAGAAATATTCAAACTGTTTCCAAAGATATTGTCGACCAGCATCACTGCCTAGATATTTGAAAAAATCTATTACCTTAGGAAGATATTTTACAGTTATTTCTCCTAGTTGCTTGCCCATGTCTTTCATAAAATCGTTGAAATTTTCTTTTTCAAAGATATCGCCCATGTCTTTCAACCCTTCTAGAAAAACATCTATAAACGTTGATTTTAGATCTTTTATTCCTAGACCAAAATTGTTTAATATCTTAGTTAACGCATCTTCTTGATTATTGCTAGCTTTAATTTCTTCTAGATTTCTCCTAATTCCCTCAACAGATGTATCACCATTTTTTACAAATCTCTGTAGGAATTTCAAAAGCTCTTCGGTGCCACCTTTAAATTCCTGCATGCCGTCAACACCTAACATCATCGCTGCGAAATTAGCATCATAGCTTTTGGAGGTTTTTAACGCTTGTGATATAGCTTCAGCTTGTCGTTGTGTGAACTGTCGTTGGAAGTCTTGTTCTCCAACGTTTTGATCTTTGGCTAGCGCACTCATAGCTTTTGCTTGTTTAGCAATTTCAGGATAAGTCTGTGCTAACATAGCAGCTTCAGGAGTCATCGCTCCATATCCTAACAGTGCTGACCTAAACAACGATGCTCCAGCTTCGCCGTACTGGCTAGTGAATATCGCCATAGTCTGTTGTACTCTAGCTCTAGATTGAGTATCTAACGAGTTGAGATAAATTTGATAACCTAAATTTTCTTCTTCTTTAGCCAGTTTCTTTTCAATAGCATCGGCATTTAGCCCTGTGAGTTTCTTAATAACTTCTATATTTTTCTGATAAGCAAGGAAAGATTTGGTAAATTCTTCTCCCTGTAGCGATTGATCTTTGGTCCCTCTAATAGTATGTTTCATAAACACAGCCAAAGCATCAGTGACTCCCTCTGTACTCATACCCATGTTTATTAACTGCTCGCCAGCAGAATTAGATCCTTGATATAACTGTTTGTTGTAGGCAGCTAATCTTTTAGCACCTTCAGTTACTGTTCCTCCAAACAAAGGAAGATCCTGAGAATGTTTTTTTAGTATTCCAACAAATACATCTAATTCGTTATAAGAATCTGCTGCTGCTCTGCGAATTTCTAATATACTGTTGTTAAACGATGCACCAAATTGACTGGCAGATTTTAATTGAGTATTCCAACCTTCTAATACTTCAATTCCCGATGACACAGCATCTGCCATTCCTCCGAGTACTCCGCCAAGTATAGGAATCTGTTTGATTACATTGTCGCTGAGCATTTTAGTGTATGAGCTCATCTTATCGTTGCCCGAAGCAACCATAGATGTAAATGCTCCCACAGCTCCGACTGCTACACCTAGACCTTTAGCAGTAGCACCAAATGCTTTGCCTAACACTGACGACGACGATCCTACACCAGGAGGTGTCCTAATTGGCCCATTTCCTCCGCTACTTTTATTTCCAGACATCTTGTTAACAGCATTAACTATGTCTCGTAAGGTAGCTTCAGACGCAGCATTATCTAAAATCGCTCCGTCTAATTTACCACCTATAATCTGTACGGTTGTTGTTGCCATTGAATATATCCAGAATAAAACCCCGTCAAATCTGCGCATATAAATAGACTTGACACACTTATTTATAGGTAATGAAAAATGGCAGAATTTACAAACAATTTACAAAGTAGACCCGAGCAGCCTCTACAGGCAGGGCCAGCAAATCCGCTGACAGCGTTTTATAGACAACCCAAAATTTGGATTTCGTTGCCTAGCAAAGGTGAATTTTACCCTGACGGTGCTTTAGAAAAATCGTCTACAGGAGAATACCCTGTGTTTGCTATGACTGCTAGAGATGAGTTACTTTTTAAAACTCCAGACGCATTAATGAATGGAGCAGCTACTACAGAAGTTATTAAGAGCTGTATTCCTGCTATTAAGAATCCTTGGACTATTCCTAGCTTAGACGTAGATGCTATACTTTGTGCGATACGTATAGCAACATACGGTCCAGAAATGGATGTAACTACTACCTGCCCTAAGTGTGAAACTGTTAATGATGCTATGGCTGATTTAAGAGTAGTGTTAGATAATCTTAACAAACTTGAGTTTGCTAAAACTGTTGAGATTGACAATCAGATGTTGGTATTTTTACGCCCAATGACATATGAACAGATCACAAAAGCTGCTCTTAAAGCATTTGAACATCAGCGTATATTTCAAATTGTCAACAATGAAAATTTAGAGGAACAGGAAAAAGTTAGACTGTTTCAGGAAAGTTTTATCAAGCTAACTGATCTAACTATTGACACTGCCGTTAACTGTATCAGCAGAATTGAAAGCTCAGCTGGCAGTACAGACAATCCAGGATTCATTAAAGAGTTCCTCAAAAACGCTGATAAAAAAGTTTTTGAAACTATCAACTTAGCTGTTAATAAATCACAAGAAAGCGGAACAATGAGTTCCTTCCATGCTAAATGTGAAAAGTGCGGGCACGATTGGGACGTTACTTTAACGCTGGATAGCTCGGATTTTTTCGCTCAAGGCTTTCGTCGTTAACGATTCCTGAAATCTTAGCCGAGACGGAAGCCTTAGACAAACAAGCTAAGGAGATCAAACTAGATGCCCTTCGCAGTGTTTGGTATATGAGGGGAGGTATATCCTTCTCCGAAGCGATGAATCTCAGTTGGGAAGAAAGAGAACTAATTGGCGAGCTAGTAAAGGACAACCTAGAAGTTACTAAATCGTCCGGTTTACCTTTCTTTTAAGCCTGTACTCTCTTGAGAATAGCCATAGCCTTAGTAGTTGCTTGAGGATCGGCTTTTAGTAATTCAACAAACGCTTGACCTAATATGCCTAGCTGTCCTGGACCTAGACGTCCACCTGACAACGCCATGTTAGTGGCTTGTTTTAATTTAGCAGGGTCAACTCCAGGCAATATCTGAGATAGCTGCTGAACATTCAATGTACCTTGCTTTTCTGCGTTAGGATCGGCTGTGCCGGGTTTTGCTATTCCGGCTCCTTTCATAACACCAGAAATAAAGCTACCACCAACTCCTTGGCTTTGATCCTGACCGCCGCTGGCATTTGGACCTTGTGGAGCAGATTTGGTGATGTTGCCTGTATTTGGATCTAGACCGTAGCCCATCTTAGCAGCATCGTGTGCTGCCTGCATAAATGCTTTGTCGATAACGCCCTGAGGCAAAGCAGCTTCTGTGTACATGTCTTGCTTCAGAGGTTTATTCCTAAAACGAGATTTTTTAGCTTCTTTATCTGCTAGTTGAGCCGCAACTTTTTGTCCAACTGTTTGACGAGGAGCCTTAGTTGGTGGTATTTCGGTATCAGCAGCCGGCGTTGTAGTATTAGGTATATTGACCGTTCCGATGTTCTTAGGATCCATTGGAGTAGACACATTCTTCATTGTTGTTGGATCAAAATGTGTATTTGTACCATATGTCTGAGCACCGTATCCTTTAGGACCACTGTATTCACCAGAATGGCTAGCTGTAGCTGTGCCAGATATTGATGTTGGCAATCCAGCAAGATTTTTCATACGATCTAAAGGATCAGGTTTATCGGCAGCAGCATCTTGACCTGCTTTGCTCATACCACCAGCTACATCTGGTTTTCCATCGGCAGCAGCATCTTGACCTGCTTTGCTCATACCACCAGCTACATCTGGTTTTCCATCTCCATCGGCATCAGATCCAGGTTCATCCATAGTTGGATCTATTTTATTTTGAGCTCGTGGATTTTCAGTACCGCCCTGACCTAGGCTTTTCAGCTTGTCCATCGCAGCACCTGCCATCTTGCCGATAGGACCGCCACCCATAGGACCGGAAGGAGCACTAGCTTCTTGATCTAGTATTGATTTAGCGCCATCAGATGGATAACCTTTGCTTTGTAGGAAACGTAGTACAGCATCAGCATCAGGTTCTAATTTTGTTTGCCCAAGGAAACGATTGAAATCTCTCATTAAGAGATTGGCTATTCTTCCAGTATCAAGTTTACCAGCAGCTTTATCACTACCGAACTTGCTCATTATACCAAGACCAGCTCTCTTAAGCATTCCTTGTGGAGCTTCTGCGATCTTGTTTTCTAATACGATATCATTTATTCTCATGTTTGTCGTTTCCTAAAGCGATGATATATTTATATTCTAGAAGTGAGCTAAAGCTCACTTGTGTATTTCGCTTGCGCTCATACACATTTTTCTTTCTTTTTATTATTTAATGATTTTAACGTTGAATGCGAAGCATTACGTATTATCTAGATCGTTCAGTCACACTTTGCCCTGGCCGGGCAAAGGAGCTTGCGCATTATCTGAGTCGCACAATCACATAGCTTTATGGCGTTACAGAGGCGGTTGTCCGGTACCTCGAGCCACGTCTTTATTACAACGGCGGAATATTATACAAAAGCTATCTCATATAACATTCGTGTAGCATCACTGCTACGTCTTTTAGCCTTAAATTCTTGTCTTTACACAGCAAACCAGTTATCGGCATATCTGATCAACGTCCTGTTAAGGATAGTGCTGTATAGCCACATCTCCAAGGAAGAGCTTCCTTACCGTCACACATCAGAACGGATTTCGGGCACCATTTCAGTCACCGGTGCGAGTTTATTTGGCGATTATTTTGCCTTTTTGTGCTCTTCAAGACGCTGTCTAAGTATATTTGAACCGCCAACTCTGACGTTTATAATGCCATTATAGTAGTCATCTGACTCTAAAACTCTGCGTTCAAACTGCTCTCTAGCTTCTAGATAGCTCATCTCTGCCTTACTTTTACAGTAATAAAGTATTTCTCTTGTGAATTTTTCCGGGCCTTGTGCTTGGAGATCTGCGTTTAACCTATCAGACGAGCCATAATATTCGCGCCAATCGCTTTCTACTGTGCTGCGTCTTTTGAGTTTTTTGCCTTTAAGTGGTGGTTTAGTACGTTTGAATTGTGCTAATTTCTTGCCTATGTACTTTTGCCCGGTAGTGAGATTCGTAATAAGATAAACGAAGCCTATAACGCCTTCAGGAATTTCTTCTACGATTTGATTTTGATAAAGCCAAGTCACCCTTTATGTATCTTGGGTGGTCTGCCTAACATGCCTTTTCTGGTTTCTTTACGTGCCTTGCGTTTTGCCTGTACTTCTTCTCTTCTAATACTGGCTTCGTTGCGTATTTCGCTGAGCCAATATCTTGCTTTGATACCCGCAGCATCACTCTTAGAGTATTCAAACTTGTCTTGCCATTTGAAATACTCTTGGAACGCTTTGATCAGGCGATCATGGGTATCTGTTGTCATCCTACGATATCAATATCCGTTGAATAGCTAGTAAATCCGTTCTCTTTAACTACCTTGAGCACATGATTAACACGGCTGGTTAAGTCATCTCTATGCGAAATCAAGAACACATTCTTGTTGCGCTCACGTGTCATACGCTTGAGAACAGCGATTGAGCTTTCGACACCACTGGCATCCATGCCGCTATCAATCATTTCGTCGATGAATAGCAAGTTGATTGGTGTGTACAGGCTTTCCCATACATCACGGAATGCCCATGACAGCGATAAGATCAGTCTATTTCTTTCACCGCGTGACAGATTGTCAAAGTCCAAGTCCTGCCCTAGCTGTGTAATCAACACAGTTAGATCGTTTTGGAACTCAACGATGTGCGGAAGACCGATCTTATCTAGATAATAAGTCAGTCTAGTATTCAAGTAGTTCAAGTTCTGATCGATAATACGCTTACGTACGAAGCTGTCCTTGTTAGTCAATAGCTTATACAAGAACTCTTGATGCTCTTTAACAGAAGTCAGCTCGTTTACCTTAGCCCAATCGATCTCTTGTACTGCTGTGTTCTTGAGTTCATCGATCTGTTCTTGGTAGTTGTCTGTTTCTGCTCGCTTGTTTTCGAGTTCTTTCTCAAGACCAGCTAAAGTATTCTTGTGATTGTAAGCATCGTCGATCTTATCATAGCTGACCTTAGGCTGTGCGCCTAGCTCGCCTAGCAGTTCTAGTGCTTCTTTGAAAGTATCGATCTCGGTCTGATACTCGTTCAAGCTGGTCTTGCTGTCTTCTACCTGTTTGGCCTTAGATTCAACCATGGTAGTGTGTTTGTCATCGTGGATTTCTTGACCACAGCTATGACATTTATGTTCGGCTAGGGTAATCAACTCAGCTTCTAGCTTGTTTAACACACGCTGTTCTTTATCTAAAGCAGCAGTCTGTTTAGCGACCATGCTTTGTAGCTGGTCAATTTCTTTCTTGTTCTTGTTCCATTCGACTAGAGCCTTTTGATTTTCAATCTCTTGATCAATATCAATAGTACTCAGCTTCTTGATAGACTTTTCGAAGTCTGAGATCTGCGAATCTTTAGTCTGCTGCCAAAGCTTCTGCTTGCGTACCAAGCTGTCAATGCTTTGCTGTATCTTTTCGTTGCTGACTTTGATAGTTTCAATCTTGGTATTTTCAGCCTGGATCATATCTTTAGATATGCGGATGCTTTCTTTTAGGCTTTCAGCCTTTTCACTTAAGATCGTAATACCTAACAACTGCTCAATGATAGCACGTTGATCGTTAGACTTCATGCTTAGGAACGGTTCAGAATAAGTGTTAAGAGCTACGAGATGCTTGAACATCTCATGACTCATACCAAACAAACGCTCAATTTCTTTCTGCGTTTCTCTTGAATCACCTTGGCTTTCGTCTTGGCTGTCTAATGCCTGCTCTTGTCCGTTGATGCTAAACTTCAAAAAGGTAGGCTTGCGTCCACGTTCAATGTGATATTCTTGCCCATCTTTCTCAAAACTAACAGTGACCAACATGTTTTTACCGTTGATCTTGTTAATCAAGTTATCTCGTTTGATGTTTGTCAGTGCTTGGCCGTAGATAGCATAGCTCAACCCGTTGATGATCGTAGTCTTACCAGTACCATTTCTAGCACCTATATCATCTCCGCCTAAGTCTAGGTTCTCGCCTAGCACTAGAGTTAGCTGTCCTTTGTCAAAATCTACTGCCTGGGTCTGATTGCCCACGCTCATAAAGTTTTTAACTGTTAGATTCTTGATATTGATCATAGATTGCTATAAATCTCCATTAACAGCTTCTTGTCATAGGTATCAGAATCGATAGCAGTGATCTGATTCATAACAATAGTGTCTACGCTTTCAAATTGTAAGTCTACAGGCTGTGCGTTAGCTGATTCAACTTCAACTTTTTCCTGTATCAACATAAGCTCTCTCAGCTTATATTGCGGCATAAATGTTTCTTTGATAAAATTAGCTTCTTCAAATGTGATAGGCAAGTCGATAGTTACACGACAATGCATCTTTTCACGCAGTAGCTTCTCTGGAGAGTCAATAACTTGGCTCAGCTTGTAGTGTCTGTACACAGGCTGTCCAGGCCAAGTTCTGTATTCTGGTTTGCCACCCCATTCTAGCATCATCATACCGCGATCATCGTCGCCAGAATCTGCGTAGTTGTGCGGAAAAGCATTGCCCATATAGGTAATGTTGCCTTTGGTCTGGCGCTTATGGAAGTGTCCAGAGAACACATACTCTTGATTGACGAAGTGATCACTTTGTAACTGTCCGTGATCTGGCATCTGTACCATTGCGTTCATGTAGAACAAAGGTAGTTCGAAGTGACCAAAGATGTAGCGACTCTTTAGATTGGGCACAGTCTTCCATTCGTCTCCGATCAACCAAGGCATGATAGTGATATCGCCTTCGGTAATAGTGTGATTGACTACTGTGATCTTTGGAAACAGTCTAGCAAATTCCAAACTGTGGATTTCTCTCTTGTCTTTGTAGAACTCATCATGATTGCCCATAATGAGATAGACCTTTTCAAAGCTGTCGTTCAGCTTTTCAAGATTACTCACGGTATAGTTCATGGTACTAACATCAGTGGTACTGCGGTTATGATGCCAGTCGCCAAGGAATATACAGGTCTCGCAACCTTCAGCCTTGGCAGTTTCGCAGAACCAAGACACGAAATCTTCGCAGTCTTGATTATGTACCCTACTACCTGATTTCAAACCGAAATGTATATCGGTAAAACATGCTACTTTCTTAAAAAATGACATTTTGATCTCCTTGTTTATTATACTACAGTTCTAACACAAGGTCAATCGTCACCGCCCCAATCGGAATTAAAAGATGCTGCCGAAGCACTGTTGGCAGCAGGAGGCGCTGCCGCAGTTGGTCCTGATCCGCTGTTTTGACGAGTCCAACTTGGATTCATTCCATTCATTTCAAGGATGTCGTCTCGGATATTTTGATTGCGCTTCTCAATGTTAATAATTCTAACGAAACTATTGGTAACAGCAGCAGTATAATAAGCAAAAGGATTATTAGATTTGCTTTCGTCGAACTGTAAGCCAATCTGCGTAAGTTGTAAGATCGCTTGTCCTCGCATTTCGTCATTGTATGTGTA